AGGAGTCGCAATGTCTCCAGGTACTAAACTTGGTGCTGCACTTGCTATCGCTACAGCGCCAACCACGCCAGTGACTACAGGTCCCTTACCCCAGGGACCAGAACCCCAAGTTCCTCTATCCCAGCCCGTAGTAGCCATCTTTAACTCTTAGGTTAAAGTAAATATGCCGGTAGCGGCTGGTATAATTGTTAAAGTATTAGGTGTTGTTACAGTAAATTCAGAGGCTGATAATCTGCAAAAACATAATAATCTACCTCCTCCTGCGCTTGTAGAATTACGTACAATCGCATACTTAACATTCACTAAATTTGCTCCTGATGCCGTAAAAGTAAGACCGGCAGTAGTTTGAGTAAATTTTAATTGCTTCGCTGAAGCACCTGTTGTCCATTGAGCAGTAGATGGAACAAGACTTCTACCCCCCGCAGCATACCCACCAGCGGTGGCTACTTCGTTAGTTATTTGAGTGTAAGTAGTTAGTGTAAAAGTAGATGCATTACTAGCCGATTGAGCCAAAACCATTTTAAACACACCCGCACCTAGCGTAATAGTGCCATTACCAATATATTTCTTCGCGCTATTGTAAAGTTGCCATGCTGTTGCAGCCATTTCTTAAATCTCCTTAATATTGGCGTGTGTAGCGCCGATTTCTAAAATATGACGGAGTAATCCTCCATATATCTCTAACTCAATTTCCTCGCCTAAAGCTCTAATTAAATCAATAAACTCTTGGGCTTGTGAAACCATCCAAGGGTTGCAGTAAAATATTTCCCCACCTACATTTACAGGAATTACTACATCGCCATCATTTTCTTTCTGCTCATATGCATGGTGTATTTCATTATCTAAACATGAATCACACCCAAATAAATGAAACCTTTTAAATCCCAACATTCTAAACAATGGAATAGATCTAAGCAAAACTGTCGATCCACCTGGAATATGCCACCACTGTTCACTACTTTTATTTAATATATCACTAACTATTTCTGAGCCCGTATGCCATATATATGTCCTTTCCTTAGGAAGCCCCTCAAATACTGTAGGGTGACATTGGGAAGCTATAAAATATTTACACTCATCTATAACCGGTTTACAAAATCGTGCATTAAATGGTCTAGCATCCACCATAACCATAGCGGAAGGATTTAAACCTTTATCAATACACCATTTATAGGCCCCATTGATAGTGATGAGTTTAACACCGTCAGCTCTTAACTGTCTAATTTTTTCAGTATGCTTTTCTAGACTAGGCCCCCCGCCTACAATCATTGTGTCTACATCATTTGTAGGGTGAGGTTTAGCCTGTTGAAACCCTAAAGTTATATTGTGCTTTATGTTTTCTTTTATTTCATCCTCTGCTGTATTAATTACCCCTATATCTACAATATCAGCCCCATCAGACCATGCTGTTACATAAAAACAACAATACCCATCAGTCTCATTTGACCAATGAATAACACACTCCCGATCATTAAATTTTTGAAGCCACCATTTATAAGAGTGAACACTCAAATGTAATTTATGCCCAAGCAATTTACCCATAACGTCATCTTTAGTAGATATTTGAAAAAATACATGTTGACAAGCATTAAGACAATTATCCAAAACTTGATCCACTTGATTAGGTCTAATATGTTCCATTACATCTGTACAAAACCCATAAGCCGCTTTTATAGGTAGAGGCTCAGATAAATCACATTCTTTAAATTTTAAAAGGTGGCTCTGAGTTTCAAGCATTGGAATGATGTCTTGGTCTAAACAATTATCTGCAAAATCCACCAACGTTACATTTAACCCCCCGAATACTGCCAAATTCACCCCACCTCGACCAGTACCACATCCTAAATCTATTACTGAAGAACCTGAACGGGGTTTAGCTATATTTAAAAATTCGTGGTACATCTTTTCCCCAGGAGAAACAATTCGATATTCATTTTTCTCCCACATCATTTTATATAATTCTTTTTCCAAAGGGCGTTTATTATCTACACTAACTTGAGGTGGGTCAGAAATTATAGAAGAATCAGTCATTATTCAATCCTTATGATAGCGCTTGAAGAGTTAGCTGTTGGGAACTCTATAGATAATGTTTGATCATTAGTTGTTTTAGTATCGCCAAAATCTAAAACAGCTACTGATTTATCACCTTGAGTACTGTTATAAATCAAAGCACCTCTAGCTGATATAGTAGAACTAGCCCATGAAGTAGTACTAAAGCTTAAAAATGCTGTGGTATCAGTTGATGTAGGAACGTGCGAAATAGTAAGCGTATTACCCCCGGCAATATACCCAGTACCAGAAGCTTCATTAGTAGCATTATAAATTGTGGTAGTAGCATTTAAAGTAGCATCTGAAGTATATAACGCTATCTTAAAAGTATCTGCTGTAGTAGCTGCGCGAACTACTCCAGTATCAAAATTATGTATACCATTAAGTAATTCTACTTTAAAACTTGTAGTTTGTGTCTGAACAATAGCCATTTATTTATGCCCTTTGAGAACGAGGAACCGGAATCCTAACCTGCCCACTACGATAAGCATCACGTCTATTCTTACCTTCTCCTAATCCTTTTAATTCTTTCATAGCTTCCATATACATTTCTCTATATTGGTTAGTAGTTTCATCATTTTCTTTTAAGTACGCCGCTGCTTCCAACAACGATCCATAAAATAAAATGGTGTCGAAATTATCACCCAACCAAGAAGTAGTAGCAGTAACAATAGAGTCAGGATAAAAATAATAATGTAGTTCAGCGCTGTAGCCAATATCTGGCGTAGGCCCCAATATGAATGTCGTGTCATCAAATATCGCATAGTATTGTGGTTTTCCATTAAAAGCTGTATCAGTATCCGGGAAAGATTCCCTAATAAAATTAACATCTTTATTTAAAAGATAAGTATGTTCATTATCAGAATTTATAACAGATAAACTATAAGTTGCTAACCAATCTGTAGGAACTTCTAAAAATTTATTATTAGTAGAAATAGCACCGGTTACATTTTTTCGTAAGTCTGGTATTTGCACAGCATTATATATACGTTGCTCCGCATTCTGAATAAATGTATTTACATCTGTAGTCGTATAATCATTCTCTGTATACGAGTTAATCGCTGCTACTAATTCTGTGTAATTCATAATTACGCCATAGGACCACGAGCTTTAGTACCTTTAGTAGCTGCCCCGTTACCACGAGTTTTAATTCCTGAGGTTTTAACACCCTTTTCTGGATAACCTGCTACATGAGGAACTTTTGTTTTTTGAGGTTGAACGTATTTTTCCATTTAATATCTCCTTAATTTATGTGATTGATATAGTAATACTTCCTACTTTACCTTCTGTTATTAAATCATTAGGGGTAAGTTCATTAGTAGGGAAAGCTGCTCCACCTACAGGATTCCACCCCCATTGTATACCTCTACTACTTTTACCACCTTTTACAGAAATACTTGTATCAGGTCTAGGATTTTGAACAGCTTGAGGATCAACTACAGGATACATACCTTGTAAATTTTGAGGTTGATCAGGGTTCCAACACTCTGGACAAACTTTAATATTAGTTTGCGTTGTTCTTATAAATAAACTTTTAAGTTGTTTAAGTTTAAATTCAAACCCACACCTATCACAAATAGCTATAGAGTTTTTATTTGAAGCAAATTTTTGTCCCATATTAAATCCTACACAAATTGTTGACGCGGTGATATAAGTAAAGTAGCTTTTTCTCTATCTTCAGTAGAAGCGAGCATCCATTGTTCTTCATAGTCTTGTTTTAAAAACTGCGTTCTTTCACCAGCACCGGGTATTTTTAACGATAAATAATATGCTAACCCTGCTACTAAACACGGTAAAAATCTAAAGGGTACTTCTTGAGTATTAACCCCCGTACCTGCATCTTCCATTCTTTTCATTCTCCAATACACAAAAGTATAATCATCATTATCCGGAACAGGCCATAAAGTAATAGTAGGGGTAGTTGTTTTTCTGTCTATGTAAACTTGATTAGGACGACCTGAACTATTTTTATTAGGTATAGATGCGAATGTAGGAACAGCCATTCTAGATATGCTAATATCTTCTTGTGTACCTGCAGACCCGGTTCTAATAACCTGACTCACTAAATCAATAGTGTTAGAAGGTAATGGGTAAGTAGCTGTTCCATCAGTTAAAGTAACTGTATCTTCTTCTATAGTCCATAAATTAACACCCCTATTAGACCATTCAATAGTAAGCAGATTAAGACTACGAGCAGCAGTTTTTAAATCATAGCCCGTACGTAATTCCGAGCCGCACCGCTCAAATGCTTCTTCTACGAGCAAATTTAAGTCTAAATTAAAATCAGTTGTTCCTGAAGTAGCCATTTTATGCCCTCTTTCTATTCATACTTCTAAAAGTTTTAGCTAGGTTATACCTTTTAGACCCCGGAGGACAAGAGGAACTGCCATATTTTTCCCCAGTACATACCCCTTCAGTGCCTTTTTTCTCTATACGAGACCTAACTTTTTGTATCCAATTCTTATCTACAGAGCCACCTTTCTTAAATGGAGCTATTTTTCTTGGGTGAGTCTTTAAAGTATGCCCCTGTCTAATAAGAAATTTTACTGCGTCTGGTCTTGACATATGACTAGCAAGTTCCGAAATATCTTCGCTAAGTTTTTTTGCGCCTTGTTTTACACCTTCAGGGTGAAATCTAATAAAGGAACGTATACTCGCTATTTCAGTTGGCTTAAGTTTTGCATATTCTTCTGGGGAAAATTCAAGAGCTATTTTCTTAAATTCTTCTTTTGCTTGCTTAGCTTTTCTCAGCGCCTGACTTTTAGTTTCACCTCTGTAACTTTTTGTGTAATCCATAGGTTTATGAGGCTGGCCAGTATCCCACCATTCTTTAGGTTTTTTGATTTCATCTAGTCTTTTTTGTTGTTTAGTTAAACTTTTAAATCCTTGTCCTTTTGGTGATGCGGTAGCAAAACTTTTATCGAGCATACCCAATCTTTTCATTGGTGGTAGTTTTCTAAAATCTGCTCTATTCATTTCAGTTCCATCGCCAAGAATAATTTTGCGACCAGTTTTATCAAGTCTTCCAGCTGTAGGTGCTTGCCCTGCTATTCTTTTATCAACTCTATCAAGCTGTTTAGCTAACTGCCATTGACCCATTCCCCCTGGTCTTAATTGATCCTTAACACCAGCATATTCTGCTTGAGTCATTCCAGTTTGTGTCAATTCAGGAGGTATTTTATAACCCGTTGCTGGTTCAGAAATTCTAGCTCCTCCAGATTTTGCTAATTGTAATCGTCTATTAAGCTCATTTTTTTGAGCACTACTTAATGAAGCAAACTCATCAACAGTTAAACCCGTTTGACTGCTTACGCGATTACGAGGAGCACCTGTACGCCCTGCCCATAAAACTTCAGTTTTACCATACTCAGGACTTCCTTTCGGTATATCTCTCATTTTTCCCGATGCAAGATCCCATTCACGTGTCTTAGTGACTGTAGATGTTTTAACATCCCCAGTTTTAGGATATGCATATTTTAATCT